TGGAAAATCGATGCGGGCAACGGCCGCATTTCAAAAATTGCATTCAAGAGCTATGAGCAGGGGAGGGAAAAGTTCCAGGGTGCGGGAAAGGTATTGATCTGGTTCGACGAAGAACCGCCCAAAGATATTTTCGACGAATGTTCGGTCCGTGAAGAAGCCGGCATTCCTCTTTTCATTATTCTCACAATGACCCCCGTGCTCGGCATGACGTGGGTCTACAACGAAATTTATTTGAACACGTCGAATCCGGATCTCTTCATTTCCGAAGCGGAGTGGAACGACAACCCGTGGCTTATGGAGGATCAGAAGGAAGCGATGCGCCGGAGACTTACGCCCCAGGCACTTCTTGTCCGCGAGAAGGGAAAGTTCGTGAAACAAACGGGCCTCGTGGCTTCGTGGTTCAATCGGCAAATCCACGTTGTCGAAATCAAGGAGATGCCTTTCGGAGACACGCTCTTCGGCCTGGACTTCGGATTCTCGAATCCGGCCGCGGGACTCTACGCGCGTTTGGACCGGGGAGAGAACCTGTGGATCTTCGACGGCTTCTATCGCCGGCAGATGACCACGCCGCAGATCAAAAGCCTCATGGACGTGAAAGAGCAGGGACTCGGGAGGGTGAGCCGGGTCGGAGATTCTGCCCAAGCAAGCGATATCAAGCAGCTCAACGACCTCGGGAAACAAATCGAAGGTGTCGAAAAGGCCACAGGAACATCGAAAGAGAACTGGGACGAGTTCCGGGCTCGGCTCATGGAGGAGCGGGGCAGGATACAGGAGGGCACCGGCAAGCCGAAGATATTCATCTCCTCGAAGCTTGTGGATATTGACGACGACCCGACGAGCAAGAGCTATGGAATGCCGGTGAATTTCCTTGTCCGGGAACTGGAGAATCTCAAGTGGGAGGAGGTCAAAACGGAGCTTGGAGTCTCGGCAAAGCCGATCTGGGGGAAGCAGCAGAAACATGCAATCGACGCGTTGAGCTACATCCTTGCCAGCATCGCGAAGCCGCTCCTCAAAGGCCCACTTCCGGCACCCACCACGGGCCTTGTCAAGCCCTATCCGGGGATGCCGGGATGGGGACGGAAATCCGCTTGAGTTATGCACAACTTGCGCATTTGTGCAGGAGTTCTAAACTAAAGGCAAATCCTGACACAGATGGTCCCCACCCTCACCATCACCGAGCTTCAAAAGAATACCGAATCTGATCGGTTGTTCCGGATGCGCCGCCACGACCAGTGGACGACGAACTACGAACTGTATAGGGACACGGTCATTATCAATCGCTTGACCCAGCGGCAATCCGTGAACGTGCCCTACATGAAAGGCACGCTCAAAACGTATCTCAAGAAGACCGCGGCGCCGGACCTTGAGTTTGAAGACAAGAACAACGACGGGCAGAATGAGCTGGAGTTGAACGCGTACTGGCAAGACACGTTCGACCGGCTGAAGCTCAAGGTCCTCGACTACGTAGATCGAAAACAGGAATTTCTCTACGGCCGGAGTTTTATGAAACTTAACATCGTGAACGGCCGGATCGTGATGGAGGTCATCGACTCGCAGGACGTTTTGGTCGAACGCTATGTGAACCCGTGGGACATCGAGAGCGCCAGACATCTTACCCACATCGGCATCTACCGTTCCATCGACCAGATAGAACAAAATCCGCTCTACGACAAAGATGTCATCACGCGGCTCAAAGCTTTCTTCGGTACCAAAGCGGGATTGATCCTTTCGGCGGAAAATACTTTGGCTCTTGCCGACCGCGCGAAACGGATGCTTGACCTCGGGGTACCGGATGCGTTGCTTCCGATCATCGGGGGAACCATCGTCGAACTGAACGAGCACCAGGTGAAACTGTGGGACCCGGAAGAGAAAAAGCTAGTAGTGGTCGTTGCCGTCACCTGCATGAGCGAGATCCTGATGCAGAAGCCGATGAAGAATCTACTGGGCGTGAACTTCGTCACGTTCTGTTCGTGGGCCGGCGACGTTGAGCGCACGGACTGGTGGAGCGACGGGATGGCCGACAGCGTCCGGCAGCTGAACCAAGTCGCGAACGCGCGCGTTTCTCAGAAGGTGGAGAACGGCACACTCGCGAACTTCGGGATGAACTTTTACAACACGGCGGTCAGCAAGGAATGGTCGCCGGTCGGCTATGAGCCCGCTCCGTTCGGATTCTACGGATTTCCGGGAGACCCGAACAAGGATATGCGCTCCGTGATGATTCCAGAGATGCGGGATTTCTACGATGAGCTCGGCTGGTATGAAAAGCAGATCGAGAGTGTGAGCGCCACCACCTCGGCCGAGAAGGGCGACGAGGCGCAAAGCAAGAACCAGACCCTCGGAGAGTTCCAAGCGTTGCTCAAGCAAGCCGACGAGCGATTGGAAAGCTCCACTCCCTTCCGTGAGCAGTACTGGAAAGACATCGGCGAGAAGTGGGTTGCACTTGTGGACGCGAACGCGGCTGACCTGTCTGAGGTTCCGCTCTACAAGAAAAGCCAGTCAGGGAAATTGTTCGAGAAGAAGGTCCAGCCGACAAAATCCAAAAAGGGTTACGTGGTCAAGGTGAATTCAAAAGCGAATCGCGAAGCTGATGATCTGAAAATGCTACAGAAACTGAACGTCGCCAAGAACGAGTTCCCGATGAACACGCCCCTGCAGCGCATCATGAAGAAAAAGACCATCGACTGGCTCCGGCTCACGCCTGAGGAAACGCAGGAGGTGATGGACTTCGACGACCAGCAGCCGGCGATGCCCACACCGCCCGTTCCCGGCGGACCGACACCCGGTGCTCCGACTCCCGCCGGGCCGATGATGATACCTGCCAGAAAACCACAACCCGCCTATGCTTAATGAACTTCTCGAAAAACTCGGTCTGAAGTTTGAAGACCTCAAGGATGAGGAGCGGAAGGTCTACGAACAATGGAGCCGGGTTCTCACGAAACCCGACACGACCATTGAGGATTTGAAAAAGCTCTTACCGGTCGAACTCGCGCGCGCCCGGAAGGAGCAGAACGACTATACGAACGACACGAAGAAGGATTTATTCTACAAAGCCTACATCCGGCTCTTGGAAAATCTCACCATCATGATCACCGCCCCCTCCGATCAGCGCGAGAACCTCAAGAACCAATTGCGACAGCAATTCAAGATAGACATCTAAAGGTCGGAAATCAACGCACAGGAACTAATGGATTTTCAAGAAAAGTTAGCCGAGATCGTGGCGAAGGAGCCCGCGGCCCTCACTCCTGGGGACATCGAATTCTTGAGGGCGCGGCGCTCCTATCTCACGGCTGAGCAGGCGCAGACCTACGCGGCGCAGCTCGGTGAGTCCGAGAATATGGAGGAGCAGAACCTTGAGGCGATGAGCCGGCCCGAGCTTGAGGACGTAGCAACAGGTTTGGGTCTCGACCCGTCGGAATTCTCCACGAAGTCGAAACTCATCGCGGCAATCGAGGCGAAGCAAGCAGAGAAGTAGTTCGTCGATAAACCAACCGCCCTAACCCCTTAACTGCGGACGGGCACAACAATGGCTGAACCAATCCAAACCCCGCCAGGGACGGAAGTGCCACCGGTCACTCCAACACCGCCGGCGCCGCCGAGCGATCCGACGCCCCCGATCAATTACGAGGAGAAATTCTCTGAATCGACTCGGGAAAACCAGATCATTTCCGCAAGGAATAAAGAACTGGAGGGTCGCATCAGGGAATTGACAAATCAACCGACCGACTCGGAACTCCGGGCAGCATTCCCGGATTGGGAGTTCATGGACGAGAACGCGAAACGTTCGAGCCGCATGGCCTTTGAGGCCAAGCGGGCAACTGAAAAGCTGCAACTCGAACGGGAGCAAGAGCGCGCCGAGCAGACCTGGAACCGCGACCTTGAAGCGGCAATCACCGCTCATCCTGAATTGGATGGCAAGGAACGCGAGTTCAAGGAATTCGCATCGCAGACAACCCACAAGGGTGCTCCGATGCAGGTGCTCGTCGATGCTTTTCTCCACAAGATCGGCTCCGTCCCTCCGAACCCCAATCCTTTAACTCCAAGGCAGGGCTTAGAACCCGGCAGCGGAGGCCCGCGTGGACCCGAGAAGCCAAAAGTATTGAGCGGTGAGGAATTGAAACTCCTTCGTAAGACCGACGAAAAGGCCTACGTGGAGTACATCAAGACCCACGACACTACCGCTGATCTTTAGCAAGTCGCGGTCGGGGTAACAGACCCCACACATGGCAGCATACGCAACTAAGTTAGCTGAAGCGTTCTCCTCAACGGTGACACGCGAGCTTTACGCGCGCGCTCTCTTCGACGACGTGGTGAATCGCGATTACGAAGGCGACATTAACGGCGTCGGGAGCATCTGCAACATCCTGAGCTTTGATAAGCTCGTGGAAAAGGACTACACGGGCGCGAACCTTACGGTGGACGATCTGACCGAATCGAACGGCCAACTTGTCATCGACAAGAATAAGTCGTTCTACTTCCGGATCAAGAGCATCGATAAGTTCAAGTCCTACATCAAGGACCCGCGCCCCATCCTCAAGGAGCAGAGCTTCCAGGAGCGGAAGAAGAACATCGACCTCTACGTTCTTGGCAAGTACGCGAGCGTCGCCGCGGGCAACCGCGTCGGCACGGACTACACGACCGGGACGGTGACCGTAACGGTCACGACCGGAGCTGTAGCCGGTTCGGGCACCACCTTCACGTCGGCGATGGTCGGGCGCGGCTTCAAGGCCGCCGGCCACACCTCGTGGTATCGGGTGAAGAGCTTCGCCTCCACAACGTCCATCGTCATTGAGGACGACAAGGACGACATCGCTTCCGCCTACACGGGCGGCGCGATCGGCGGAGGCGCGACTTACGTGGTCGAGGCGAACACTCCTCTCGCAATCACGCGGGCGCTCCTCGCCGGCTACATCGGGCAGATCAAGCAGAAGATGGACACGCTCGAAGTGCCGGAGGAAGACCGTATTCTCGTTCTCCCCACGGAGGTCGCGAACCTGATTCCGGGCGCTACCGGTATTCTCCTGAATGTCCCGGCCGCCTACGAGGAACTGGTGAAGAAAGGCTTCATCACGCAACTCGCCGGATTCAAGATCTTCTCGTCCGCCCGTCTCTCGGGAGACAACACGAACGGCTACCACGCTCTCGCTATCCAGCGAAACTGGCAGACGTTTGCGGACAAGGTCTTGGAAGCGGAGGTCGAAGAAACCCTCATCGGGAACTTCGGCATCGCCTACAAGGACCTGTATGTCTACGGCTCGAAGGTGAAGGACAACCGCCGCAAGTTTGCAGCGGAACTGTTCTGCACCGGCAGCTGGGCATAGTCGTCGGCTCACTCTGTGCTCTTTGCCAGTTCTAAGCTGGTGGGGAGCCCAGGGATGAGCCCAGAGGCTCCAAAGGTCGAAAATCAATCATCAAATAAAATGGCAAGAACAAAATCAGTTAACTTTCCGAACACGCAGACCGAACTCTCCAACCTGTTCGACAAGCTCCAGCGGGCAACCGTGAACTGCTTGCTCGTTTCAGGCGCCCTCGCAATTCACGGGTCCAGTTCGGCCTTGGCCAAGTTCGCGAGCACGATCTACTTCATGATCGACGGCCAGTGCTACTCGAAGGCCACGGCTGACTGCGCGGCCCTCGCGGGCACAGTGACGAACGCGAAGTTCAACGTGTTCGTGTTCAGCGTGAACGCCGCAGGCACGCTTGCGACGCAGATGGGAACGGAAGCGGCCACGCTCGGCGCTGTCGTTTTTCCGGCGGTCGCCGACGGCTCCGTAGCCATCGGTTTCGTGGTCATCAACCCGACGGGCACCGGCAACTTCGTCGGCGGCACGACGCAACTTGACGATGGGACCGTCGTTCCGAACGCCGCGTACGTGAACACCGTGGGAGAATTCTTCCCGCAGTTCGTAACGCTCTAGTCCCCTCTCTCTGTCCTAGCGACAGGGCAGGGACGAGGGGAGTAAGAAACCCCTCTCACAGTCGAAAACCAACCAACCAACAAGGTGAAGCAGAAAAAGAACTGGATAGCGGGAGCTATCAAGCACCCCGGAGCCCTACGGAAAACGCTGCACGCGAAGGCGGGCAAGCCGATTCCGTCGGCCAAGCTCCACGCCGCGATGAACAAACCCGGAGTGGAGGGCAAGCGAGCGAGACTCGCTGCGACCCTCAGTCGGTTCCGGCACCGCTAATCATGCCTATGCAAGAAATAATTGTTCCAGCAGTAGGCAGGAAGATGACCATCAAGGCCAAGATAATCCGCGCCGACGGCAGGGAAGAGAATCTCGGCACGATAGTGGGAGGCACACGCATTCAAAAGGTCGCGAGCTACATACGAATCAAACTAGCTAATCTGAAACAATGGCTACAGTTTTGACAAACGTCGGCCGGGTGCAGATGATCGCCAAGCTGAACTCGGGCGAAGCGACCCCGTACATCGGCTGGGGCACGGGTGCCGGAACCGCCGGCGTTACCGACACGACCCTCTTCACAGAGGTGAGCGCCGAACGCGTTGCGTCCACGCCGACCATCGTGACGACCACCGTCACGAGCGACACGTACCAGAACGTGGCGACGCTGACTTCCGTCTCGGGAGCCACGATCACGAACGCCGGACTCTTCGACGCTGCCTCGACCGGGAACCTGCTCATGAAAGGAGATTTCACTGGAGTCGTTCTCGCCGCCGGAGACAAAATCCAGTTCACGATGAAGATCCAGCAGACATAACAGTCGAGATTGCATCCGCAGCTAATGTGAAACTCCATCTCACTTCAAACGGGAGAGCGAGAAAACTGGGAGCCGTGCGCTCCGTGGCAGATTTCTTTTTCCCGTATCCTGAGTTTGATAAGAACGGCGTAGGAATAATCCGTAGAGAGGCGGTGTCCGCTCTCAATTCCTGCGGAATGGTGACGAGGCAATTCTCCACCTTCCGGACGTTCGCGGTTCACTATTTCTGGACGTTCTTTGTCAACCCGATTCGCTACGCCATCGCGCTCGACACATTGTATCGGCAAACCATCCCGAACTTTTCGAGGATAGGCGCGATTGCCCGTGATGGGATCGCAAGTTCGCACACGCTAAACCCGACCGGGTCGGTCACGCTTGCTCATTCCTGCGCGGGAAACAATCTGGTTCTTTGGGTTTCCGTCTTCGTCAACTCTACTGCCTCCGATATCGTAACCGGAATAACCTATAACGGCGTGGCAATGACGCGGGTGCCGACTGACGGTTTCGTCGGCGCGAACGCCATCGGTTTGTACTTGTATTACCTCATCGGTCCGGCAACGGGAAACAACAACATCGTTGTCTCATTCAGCGGGACGCACACGATCGACATATTCAGTTCTTCTTACACGGGAGGGAATCAAACATCGGCGCCCGATTCATCCAATCACGGTAGTGTAGGAAATCCGTCTACTTCTCCTCTGACGGTCGCTACTATGGTCGCTGCCTCAAACTGCTGGTTGGTGGGAGCTGCCTGCGATGATTCCATAGGTTTGACGGCGGGGACCGGCACGTCATTGCTGGGAACGATTGGTGGATCTCTGGGATTCATAGACAGCAACGGAACGGTCGGCACCGGCTCACGGTCAATGCAAATGATTTGGAGTGGGACGGTTCACGACATGAATATGATTGTCTGTTCGATGGCGCCCGGCTTCACGATATCCTATAAGACGCTCAGCGTTACAGCCGCGGCGTCACTCGCGCTTGCAAAGGCAGTAATCCATGTGAAAACCCTCGCGGTCACCGCGGTTTCGTCGGTGTCAATGACGTTCGGAAAGGTGTATGTGAAAGTCTTGGCGGTCGCGGCGAGCGGGGCTGTATCGATATCGAAAATCCTGATTCGCGTCCGCTCGCTTGCGGTTACGGCAACTGGCAGCGTGAACATAAATCGGTTGCTATCCCTGTACCGGACATTTTCAGTGACTGCGACCGGCGTGGTGTCGCTTGCGAAGGGGCAGATATTTCAAAAGGTGCTGGCGGTGACAGGAACTGCCGTTGTGTCGGTGACGCGAATAATTACGCGCGTGATAACCCTTTCGGTTACGGCGGTTGCAAAAGTCAAAATGCTCATCCCCTCTGTGCCAATAATAGTGAGACACCTGCTACCCTTTAATTTAATGTAGGGGGCGGGGAGGAATTCCAAGTGGGAAAGGTTCAAATGAGAGTGGAGGAAATGGAGCTGGTTGGCCCTCCGCGGAG